TATTGAATTTAATCAAGATATTATTGATAAGACGATTATGTATATGATGAACTACACAAGAAAACTACTTCAAATGGAGCAACTTGTAAATCCTCCAGATGACACTCCTCAGATGTATGAAGATGAAGATGGTGATGAGTAATGGCATCGTATTCAAATTTTAAGACAATTATGACACCAACTGTCGATATAACTAAGAAGGTTACAAATGTAAGGTCATTTGCAGAGGCAAAGCCAGATTGGAGAAAATACTGCTCTTATTGGAGAGCGTACCCTGATAGATTTATCGATATGATTCGCCCTGCAAATTGCAAGATTGATCTTTATTTCTATCAAAGAGTTATGCTCAGAGTTTTGTTCAGACATAGGAAGGTTTTCTTTACATTTACTCGCGGTACTGCAAAATCGTTTACACAGATTCTCGCTTTATACCTGAAATGTATATTTTTTCCAGGGACTAGCTTATTTATTTGTGCCCCAAATAAAGAGCAAGCGGCAAAAATCAGTAAGAGTAACATCGAAAAGATTTGGTCTTACTTCCCAATTCTGAGAGATGAAATTGCTAAGCATGAATTTCAAAAGGATTATACTCGTTTGATCTTTCACAATGGCTCTATCCTTGACGTAGTTCAAGTAGCTGAAGCTGAACGTGGTGGAAGAAAAAATGGCGGTAGCATTGAAGAGATTGTAGACCCTAAGATGAAGAAAGATACACTTCACTCTGTTGTTATTCCTTTGATGGCAAATGATAGACTTAGCATGTATAAAGACCCTGTGACTGATAGTAGTGTTGACCCTAACGAATTGCATAAATTTGAATGGTATATTACGACAAGTGGAACAAGACAAAGTTTTGCATTTGAAAAGATGAAAGAGACTTTAATGGAAATGGTTCAAGGAGATGAAGCATTCTGTCTTGGTGCAAGCTATGAATTAGCTTGTATGCACAATCAACTTGATATTAAATTTATAAATAGACTTAAGAATCAGCCAACATTTAATCCGCTGTCATTCGCAAGAGAGTATGAATCTGTTTGGACAGGAACAAGCGATAACTCACTAGTTCAACTAGAAGACTTAAATGCTTGTAGGGTACTTACAAAAGCAGAAGATAAACATAGTGGAGAAAAGAATATAGAATATGTTCTATCATATGACGTTGCACGTGCTGAGGGCAAGAATGCGGCAGTTTGTGCGCTATGTGTCATTAAGATAATCCCACGTGGAAATGGAACATATCAGAAGCACATGGTTAACATGTACAGTTTTTCTGGCACTCATTTTTTAGAACAGGCAATATTTATTAAGAAGAAGGTTAATGATTTCAAGGCTTCCATGCTTGTTGTGGATGCGAATGGTGCTGGTAAAGGTCTTGTTGATATATTGGTTACTGAATGTGATGAAAATCCTGCTTATGCAGTTGTGAATGATGATACATATAATAAGTATAAAACAGAGAATAGTATACCTATCCTGTACGCATTAAGCTCTAACACAAAAGAGAATAAAGCTTCTAATATACATAACGTATTTATCGGAATGATCTCAACCCATGCAGTTAAGATTTTGCACAGTGAATCTCAAGCTAAAGCAGATATTAAAGAAACAGTAGACCCTGAGAGGGCATCTCGTATGTTGTTACCATTTGCTATGACTGACTTGATGTGCGAAGAGATAATGAATCTGGAGTACAAACAAGCAGGAAGAGATACACAAGTAAAGCAAATAAGTCGTTCTATAAACAAGGATAAGTTCAGTGCGTTCCAATATGGCTTGTACTACATTTACAATCTTGAAATGAAAAATTCACAGCGCAAGAGAGAGACTGTCAATGCGGCAAGCTTTATGATGGTTAAAGCTCCTGTTAGCAGATTTAAAAGATAAGGTGGTGACGAGAGTGAGTGAAGAAAATAAAGATTTACAAGGACTAGAAAGAAATAGTGTTATCATGAATTTTGCGGCTCTCAATAAGTTAATTTTAAGAGATTTGAGTAAGTCTAAGAACTACAATAAGATTCTTAAGAAGTATAGTAGAGATGATATCGCAAAGTTTTCAGAAAATCCAGCAAACTACGAGAGACAGACTAGAGATTTAAGTAATATTCTTTACAATAAGAGTCCTCATTATAAAAGGCTTATTGCTTATTTTGCAAGACTACTTCCATTGTTCTATGTCCTAGAGCCATGTAATATTGAGTTCGACAAAAACAATGTGAATAAATTGAAAAACCAATATAAGAAAGTGGCTCAGTTCGTTGATAACATGAATATTAGACATGAGTTCTTAAAGGTTCTTGATGTTGCGTATCGTGAAGACGTTTATTATGGTTATGAACATATGGATGATACTTCATACTTCTTCCAAAAGTTAGACCCTGATTATTGTCAAATCTCTAGTCTTGAAGATGGAGTTTGGAACTTTTCATTTGACTTTAGTTATTTCCAAACCAATCCAGAGCAACTTGAGATGTTTCCCCCAGAGTTTAAGAAGATGTACAATCGTTTCGTCAAAGACCCTAGTAACATGAGGGTTCAAGAGTTGGATTCTACAAAAACTATTTGCATCAAAATAAATGAGAGTCTGACATATGTTATGCCCCCATTCTTCAGTACGTTTGAAGCAATATTTGATATTGAGGACTACAAGGCTTTGAAGAAGGATAAGGAGGAAATTTCTAACTATAAGGTAATCTATCAAAAGATTCCTATGAGAACTAATAGTGATGCAAATGATGACTTCTTAATTAACCTTGATACAGCAATGGTATTCCACAATAAGGCGGCTCAGGTTGTTCCTGATCAAGTAGGAATTATCACTGCTCCTTTCGATGCAGAGGGTATCAGCTTCGAAAAAGATCAAGCAGACTTTGACAATGTTGCTAAAGCAGAGCGTGACTTCTGGAATACAACAGGCGTAAGTCAGTTGCTATTCAATGCAGATAAGACAACTAGTGTTGGTCTCTCCTACTCAACTAAGACGGATGAAGCAATGGCGTATGGTGTCTTAAGACAGATTGAAAGATGGATTAATCGCAGGATTAAATTCTTTGTAGGCAACAATCAGAACTTTAAAGTTCGTATGCTTGACGTATCAATTTTTAATCAGGATGATCAATTCAATTTGGCAATTCAAGCAGGAACTTATGGCTTACCTGTTAAGACAGCTATCGCATCTCTGTTAGGAATGTCTACAAGTTCGATGATGAATATGTTTATTCTTGAAAATGATATTTTAGGTATTAACGATAAACTTGTACCCCTACCTTCTGCACATACCCTGAGTGGTAATGGAGATGTTGGTGCTCCTCCTAAATCAAATGGCGACATTACAGACGAAGGATTAAAAACAAGGGATGCTAATAAAGGCAATAATAATTAAGAGTTTAGCATAAATTGACAGATATAAGTATAAATGGTATAATATTAAGAAAGGAAAGGATGGCTAGTTTCTTTTAAAGAGACTAATTCATCGCTCCTTTCTTTTTGTTTTTCTTTAAAAACAAAATTAATTGTTATAATTCTCATAACAGATTAAGTAGAAAGGGGTGAAAAGATGAAGGTCGAAACTAAAATTCCTGTTATTTTTCAAAATTTGAATGTCTACAATGATTCACGTTTTATGAGAGTAAAAATCTGGCTCATGCATTTGGGTACTAACTACAACGGAAGTTACTTCAGTAAAGAGGCTGTTGAAAAAGCAATTCCTTCTTTAGCTGATACACCTATCTTGGGTTATATCGAAGTCAATCATGACCAACCTGATTTTACAGATCATAGAATGAAGATTACTATCGAGAAGAATAATGTTGAGTACACTTATCTTGGTCAAGCGTTTGGCGTAATTCCTGAAAGCAATAATGCCCAGTTTGAGAAACGTGTAGGTGATGATGGAGTTGAAAGAGAGTATCTTACTTGCGAAGGTATCCTCTGGAACAAATGGGACACTCCAACTGACATTATGAATCGTGATGGTGTTAAGAGTCAAAGTATGGAACTTCATGACGATTACACTGGAAAGTGGGATGAGTCAGGATTCTTCCATTTTGAAGACTTTAAATTCTTTGGTGCTTGTATTCTTGGTGATGGTGTAATGCCAGCTATGAATAGTGCAAGTATTGAAGTTAAAAACTTTGCATTTGACGCTGAAGCTCTCCACAAAGAGGTTCAAGAACAAATGGAAGAATTTAAGGTTGTATTCTCTAAATATCAATCGTCTATTGATGATGGTATAAATAAAGATAAGGAGGGTGAAGTCATGAATGAAAAACTTCTTGAGCTTTTGGCTAAATTCTCTTTAACTGAAGAAATCCTTCAAGAGAAAGAATTCAAACTTGAAGATTATTCTACAGAAGAAGAGCTTGAAGCTAAATTGTCTCAGATCGCAGAAGAAATTTCTGCAACAAATCATTCTTCCGATGTTTGTGAAGTATGCGGTCAATCTGATTGTGCTGGACATGCAGACGAAACTCCAGTGACGTATACTGAAGAGCAGTACAATGAACTTGTTACGGCACACAGTCAAATCGTTGATGAGTTAAATGCAATTAAAGCTGAATTCGAAGCTTTGAAAGAAGCTAGTGAAAGACTGACAGAATTGGAAGCGCTTACACAAGAGGTGGCTGAACTTCGTGAGTTTAAAGCAAGTACTCTTGCGGCTCAAAGAGAAGCAGAAGAAAATGAGTTGTTTGAGCAATTCGCTGATCAACTGACAGAAGAAGAAATTCAAGCTGTTAAGGAACATGCTTCTGAAATGTCTGTTGGAGATATTGAGAAAGAATTGTTTGCTCTTGTTGGCAAAAAGACAGCTACATTTAGCAAGAAAAAAGGCGCAAACAAGTTGCCTGTTGCTAGTCCTAAAGTTGACAAAGACGTTACTGATTACACTTATATACTGGAGAAGCATAAAAATAAATAATCTTCTCTTGTACATAAAAAATACAAAAATTATTATTTAATTATTATTAGGAGGTTTTAAAAAATGGCACATGGAATCGTAAGATTGGATAAAGTTAAAAGTGCATACGTTGGTCATATCTACAGCGTAGTCCACACTGCTGACATGGACAATGGTAACGTTGTTAAAATTGGTGCGCTTAAGGCTGGTGAGCGTGAACTTCACGCTGTAACTGTTCCTTCCGCTGGCGACAATGGTATTTACCTGATCGCAAATCCAGAGATCGTTTATGATCAAACTAAAACAAAGAATGGTGCTCTTGAGAATTTCTATATCCCTGCTGGCACAGCGGCTCGCGCTTATCACCTTGCAGAAGGCGATATTTTCTCTGTTACTTATGACTCTCTTTCTCTGTTGGCGACTGACGCTGTAAAAGGTAACTTTGTAGTTGCTCAAGCTGGCTTGAAGCTGAAAGAAGTTGCTTCGACTACTTCTGAGAAATTTGTTGGTCAAATCATCGACATCGAGACTCTTGGCACAACTACTGTTGTAGGTCAAAATGGCTCTATTGCACGTATTAACAAATATGTAGTAATTCAAGTTCTTAAAGTTAATTAATTTTTAATACATAGGAGGTAAGAAAAAATGGAACATAATGCTCTAATTAAATTGTGTGTAGATGCTGTAAAAGGCAATGTAGCTAATTATTCTGCTAAACAATCTTCTGAAGCTATTCGCCAAGAGTTTGTTGAACTTATGGGTACTGCAACACCTGATTTCCGTACATTCCGTAAGCATAAAGACGAAATTTTCGCAATCATCGAAGTTGCTCTTGATCAACTTATTACTGATGGCATCACTCAGTCCAACTTCTTTGATCAATTCGTTGAGTACAAAGACCTGAACCTTGGTGACGCTAATGAGTTCTACGTAGAAGATCGCTCTGTTCTTACAGTTGGTAAAATTGCTGGTGGTCACTTTGACCTTCGCAGACAAAAACTGAATATTGGTGATAGCTTCAGCGTAACAACTGCTTGGTACGGAGTTAAGGTTTATACTGATTTCCTTCGTTTCCTTGCTGGTCGCGTTGACTGGGCTGGTCTGGTTCGTAAAATTGATGAGGCAGTTCGTTTGAAACTTGCTGGCGATATCTACGCTTCCTTCATGGGTTCTAGCGCATTTCTCCCTGCTGAGTTCAAAAAGTCTGGTACTTTCACTGACGCTAACATGGTTGACCTGATTCAACACGTTTCTGTAGCTAATAACTACGCTCCAGTGATCATTGCAGGAACTAAGAACGCACTGAAGAAAATCAATGGTTCGTATAGCTCCCAATCGTTCTTGGTATCTGAAGATATGAAAAACCAACTGAACAAAACTGGTTTCTTGAATGTTTATGATGGTAACGCTCTGCTGGAAATCCCACAAGTGTTCACGCCTAACACATTCACGTTTGCTCTGGATGACAGCAAATTGCTGATCCTCCCTGCTAACACTAAGCCTGTTAAAGTTGTTCGTGAAGGTCAATCTATCATCCAAGAAAATTCCGATGGTAGCAAAAACGCTGACATGAGCATGGAATATACATTCCTGACTCAATATGGTGTTGCTGTAGTATTTAACAACGCTTATGGTGTTTACACATTGTCGTAATTTTTATAAGAATAAATACATAGGGATAGTTTCGACTATCCCTTTATTTAAAATTAAATGAGAAAAAGGGGATATTTAAAATGGCATATCAAAAGAAGGTAAAAGAAGAGGCAATTAAAGAAGCTCCAGTAGCTGAAGTAAAAGAATCAGTTCAAGAAGTTATTCCAACTCCAGAAGTTAAACAACCACCGAAGGTAGTTAAAGTAGATAGAGACCAACAAGTAGAGTGTCGCAACGTTACAATTGGTCAATTGACTTATCGTAATCAAAATGGCTATCAAATTGATTGGGACAACTATGGTGACGTTCAATGGATGAGTGTTGGTGAACTTATGAATATGAAAGCTTCGCAAGGACGTTTCTTGAATGAGCCTTGGCTTGTAATTGAAGATGAAGATGTTGTTAAGTATCTTGGTCTTAAACCAGTATATGACAAAATGATTGAAATTGATGATATTGAAACATTCTTATTTAGTGGATTGGATAACATCGAAGCAGTTCTTAAGGTAGCTCCTAGAGGTACTAAAGAGCTTATCAGAGATAAGGCTAGAGCAATGATTGCAGACGAAACTCTGTATGATATTCGTGTTATCAAATTCCTTGAGAAAGCACTAGAATTCGGATTCAATCAAGAATAATGGGAGGCTAAATTATGACTCCTTACAGTAGTGTTTATAACTTTTTCCTTTCGAAAATTACTGACTACTCTTTTTTAAAAATTACACAAACTGATCTAGAAGACTTGTTGTTAGTATATCTCCAAACTGCTGTTTCTAAATTTGACAACTGCAAAGTTGATTTATCTGATAGAGATGATTTTGTTAAAACATTTAATCAAAACCTAACAGATAAAGAAGTAGACATTATCGCAACACTGATGGTTGTAGAATACTTGAGACCAAAAGTTGTTACTAGTGAATTGTATAAGATTTCTATGTCAGACCCTGATTACAAATTGTATTCTCAAGCCAACCACATTGATAAACTCTTAGCTCTTTATTCTAAGATGACCGCAGAAACGGAAAGATTGATGACTAAGTATTCGTACTATAAGTTCAATCTGGATGGTTTTGAATAATGAATAAGATCAATGAGAGTAGTGAGATATTTATCAACTATTCAGCTTCTCTAGCAGATAGAATCTTTAAGATTCTTCCTCTGTATGAAGAGAAGAATGAAGGATTGTTTAGATATATTCAGTCATTGATCTATGAGTTTAACGGCTTGGTTTGGGCTGTAGAATCGCTTAACAGTAATCCTGATTTACTCGTTATTATTGCAACTATGGAGTCACTTTCAAATGATGCAATCATGTTCGATGAAGACAAAGAAGTTATAAAAAGAGAAGTTTTTAAATGTATTGATCTTTCTAAAAAATTAAAATCCACTGATGAAAGTGGTGATTAATTGTGAGCAATTACTTTGACAATTATTCCAAAAGAGTTAGAACAACAGGTGGAGATCAAATTGGAGATGCTGTTAAGTCATCTACAATTGACGCTGTAAATAACGCTTTTGAGGAAAGTCCATCCTATACAGAAGTCATTCTAAATGATACTGGTATGGGTGCTAGAGTAACATTATCTAAAGACTCAAAAGAAATTGAAATTCTATACAGACCACTAACAAGATCATTTGCTGGAGATTTAATTATCTATAACAATGAAAAGTGGATTGTGTTTGAGTCCAAGAATCATGAAGTTTATCCTAAAGCAACAGCAAAGTTTTGCAGTGAGTCCTTAAAATGGAATCATCCTACTGCTGGAGTTCAAGAGTTCTTTTCATATGTTACAACTGGAGGCACAGCATTTGGTATCTATGATGCTGACAGAATTGAAATGAATTCTCCAATTGGTGAACTGAGAGCTTATGTGCAATACAATATCTATACTAAAGATATAGTAGAAACTCAAAGATTTCTTTTAGGAAATCAAGCTTATGAAGTCAAAGGCATAGACGATATTACAGGTGTAATAAACGGATATGGACTAATAAGATTCTCTTTGAGGGTTACAACAAAAAGAGTTACAGATGATTTTGATTTTGGAATAGCAGACAATTCTCACCTGTTAGGCGGCTCAAGTGGAGGTTCGTCAGGTGGAAGCTCTGGAGGAAGTGGGGGTAGTGGTGGATTATGGTAAATATTGAGTTAATATCAGACAACATTCCTTTGATCATATCGGAGATCGTAAACATTCAAGAAATTGCTAAATACCTTTACTATAATGTTTCTTCACCACAGTCTCAGCCAGATTTAGCTCTTCCTGCAAATAACTTAATAATGACAAAAGTATTCCCTTATCCTTTCCTTTCTACCTCAGTAGAAAGCGACTGTTCACATATTAGAATTTATTATCCTGATGGTGTGTTTGATGAAAGTGGAGAAGTGTTGGGTACATCTATCTTCTTTGATATTGTTGTAGCAAAAAGCTTGTGGCTTGTAAATGATGGAAAATCTTCTATTAGACCTTATATGATAATGCACTATTTAAGTAAACATTTCCAATCTAAAAGTATTGGAACGCTTGGCAGAATATGTTTCTCAAACTTTGTTCATCTGAATGTTGATGAACGATTTGATGCAATTAGATTGCAGGCAGATATGACTATCTTCGGAGGCATTAGTAATGATTGATATTAAAGAACTAGACAATATTGATCTTAAACTAAAGCTCCTTGCAGGAGATACATTATCTACTAATCTAATTGAAATAGCACCATTAACAATAAGGGAAGTAAAAGATGAAGGTTACATTAAATACAATACACACTTAGGAATGTTAATGTTGACAAAAGAAGAATTACTTCAACAAGATGTTCCAGAGCTTAAAGACTTTGGCATATTTGAAATTATTCTGTACTCAGGCAATGAAGTTATGACAGAAGCTCTTGTTAATGCTTTAGCTTTCTTCTTAGGAGAAGATAAAGATGATTATATGATTACAGATAAAGGGCTTATCTTAGGTTATAGCAGACTTGATGATGCAAAAATAATTACTCCAGAGATGTACTTAGGAATAATTGAAGTTGTCAAATATCAGAATTGTGTTAAGAACAGCAATGAGAAAGTTTCTAATGAACTTCTTATGGATGAGAAGGCTAGAAAGATAGCTGAGAAATTCAAGAAGGCAAAAGAAGATGTCAAAAAAGCTAAGGACTCTGCTAGAGCAGATGGAGATGAGATAGACTTTGCTGACATTATCAGTGCTGTTAGCACGAAAAGCAATACGTACAATAAACATACAGTTTGGGATGCTACGGTATATCAACTTTATGATGAGTACAAAAGACTAGAAATGATTTCTAGTTACGAGACTAATATAATGGCTATGATTCAAGGTGCTAAAATTGAAAATATGAAGCACTGGTCTGCAAGAATGGAAGAATAAATTAGGCTCATTTATACGATATTCAGCAAGTAAATCTTGCTTAATATAATTATAAATACATAATAAATGGAGGTTATACAAAATGGCAAATTTAAAATATGGGGTTAAAGAGGTTGCTGACGTAACTTTTTATGATCTTGCAACTGGTAAACCAGTTCTTTATCTTGACACTCTGAAAGTTTCCACTATTGAGAATACTGCTGAAAGTTCTTCGGCGCGAGGCGGAAAAGGTAACCCAAAACTTTTGACTTGGGATTTTAATCGTGAAGGAACTGTGACAATGCAGGACGCATTGATGTCACCAAAATCCATCTCCCTGATGACAGGTAATGATATGGTAACTGGTACTCAAGAAGTGTTCAAGCGTGAAGTTCTTGTTGCTGTTACTTCTAGCACTTCTGGTCAAACTAAGGTTACTACTAGTCAAACTTTCTTGGCAGGTACAGTATTTACTTTTGATGGTGACGAATCTCAAGAGATTACTCCTGTTAGCAAAACTGGTAACGTAATTGAATTCATGAACAGCGACATTGCGGCAGGAGATAAAGTAGTAGTTCATTACAAATATACTACTGGTGCTAATGCTCAAAAGATTACAATTTCTGCTGATAAGTTCCCTGCGTACATCAAAGTTGTTGGCGATACGTTGATTCGTAACTCTTTGACTGGTGCGGATGAAGCGTTCCAATTCGTAATCCAAAAAGCAAAAATTCAACCAAACTTTACATTGACGTTCCAAGCTGATGGCGACCCAACTGTATTTGACATGAACCTTGAGGTTTTCCGTACAGATGCTTCGTCTGAAATGATCACGTTGATCAAGTACTAAAATTTAGACTTGACAAATTAACTAATATGTTATAAAATAGGGATAGGGTAAATTACTCTGTCCCTATTTCTATATCTGGACAGAAATAAATGAAAGAATAAAAGGGGATGTTAAGTATGGCAAGAAAAAAGCAGTTATCTTATACAAATGTAAAAAAGGACGATAAGAAATTAGACGAGAAGCTAGTTGTAGTAGTTGGTAACTATACTTTTAATGTTGATGCACATTTTAGAGATTCTAAGATTATGGATTTTGTAAATGAATTTCTAACAGATTCTGAAAAAGCAAGAGCAGATGGAATTGATATTGATGAAGTATTCTTTCCATATGTTATGATTATAATGATTAAGCACTTTACAAATATTCAAACTCCTGAAGAAGTGAATGAAAAAATAGCTTTCATTAAGATGTTAGTAGATAATGAACTATTTAAGCCAGTTATTTCTGCACTTCCTGCCGATCAAGTTGAAAAGGCTTTCACTAAAGTTGAAGAGGTAGCAAAAGAGAAGGATAGTTTGCTATACGTTTTAAATGCTCAACTTGAAGCTATGGAAGAAGCACAAAGAGAAGAATTTGAAAAAGAGTTAGAGGAATTCCTTAAAGAGAATGAGTAGTATTAGGGGTTGGTTTACGTGGGCTACAAAAAGACCGTAAAGAATACGTCAGAGCTTGAAGATGCACTAACAAAGATTATTCTTGATAGTATGAAGGTTATTGCAAAAGATGCAGTAAAAGAAGTAAAAGAACATGTCCAATCAGATGTGTATGACTCTATGACCCCAAAGAGCTACAAGCGTACTAGGGAATTAAAAAAGAGTGTTAAGAGTGATACATACAGAGTTGGAAGCTTTGTAAGTTCAGTAATCTATCATGACCCTTCAGTAATGAAGCCTGTTGCTCCATATGCAGGAAACAACAGAATGGGTCAGCATCACAGCACAGTAAGGTCATACTTTCCACAAGAGTATTCATTCTTCCTTCCTAGAACAATTAATGATGGCACAAGTGGAAAGATATTTGGGAGCGGCATTTGGACTCAGCCTAGACCATATTTTACAAATGCAGAAAAGAAAATTATGGGAAGTTTTAAGAAAGACTTGAAAGAGCAGTTAATTAAAAGAGGCTTAACTGTAAAATAATTATAATGGATAAAAGGGGTATTTAAAATGAAAATGTTTAACTATGAAATTGATATGTTTCTTATTTTTCTATTCGAACAAGCGGCTAATGCTAAGGATTCTCGTATGCGTACTAGATTTAGAAATCTGGCTCTTGAACACAAGAAATTGGTTGACAGTGAAAGAATTGATCTTGCAAAACAGTATTCTTACAAAGATGAGAATGGCGAAGCTCAAACAGTAGAAAAAGAAGATGGCTCTTCGGCATTTAAGATTAAAGACCAAGAAGCCTTTGCCAAAGAATATAGTATCCTCATGAATGAGGAGTTTATTATAGAGGAAACAGAAGAGAGAAAAGATATGCTAAACTCAATAAGAAATATTGTTCTCAATACTGAAGCCACATTTAAGGGTGAAGAAGCTCTTATCTATGACAGGTATTGTGATATTGTAGAAAGTTAATTTAAGGGGGTGCAAACCCCCTTTTTTTGTATGTAATAAAGTTTTAAAGGGGGAAACCAAATGTCAGATATGAAAATTCTATTAACCGCAGACTTAAATATTCCTCAATCAGTCAGTGCGATTAATGACGCTATTAAAGAAGTTCAGAAGCAAATTATCAAAATTCATCTTGAAGTTGATACTACTGCATTGAAAAATGCTCAAGTCAGTATAGAGCAGTTTACTAAAAAGACAGAAGAACAACAAAAGAGAATTAAAAAAATGGCAGATACAACAGCAAAGTCTTTTTATGGAGATGAAACTGTCAACAGCTTAAGAGCAAGAACCGCTGAAATTAATAAATTACTTAGTGCTGGAAACAAGGCAAAAGTAAGTACAAATTATGGTGATGATGGTAAAATAAAGTCAGCAATTTTAGAGTATAGAGATGCTGGTGGCTTCTTAGTAAAAGAGACGATGGCATGGAAAAACAAGGTTGAAGAAGTTGTTAATGAGCAGGGAGAAACAATTGTTCAGAAACAAAGAGTCTTCCAAACTGTAAATAGACAAGTTATGGATGACATGTCTAAGAACAAAGGTGTTATTGAGAAATTTCTCAGCGACACAGATAAGAAACTTAAAAATATTGGTCTTGGAAAATCTGGCATACTTGACGAAAAGAAGCTAGATGAAGTAACAGCAGGCTACACAAATATCAAAAATGCTATGCAGAAACTTCTAGATACAGGTGAAAGAATTAGTGATGAAGAACAGGCTAACACAAAAAAGGCAATCGCTGATATTGACTATCGTATTCAGAAATACAAACAGGAAGAGAAGCAAGTTGAAAAAGTAGCTGAAAAAGTTAAAAAAGTAGTAAAACCTACAATGGATAAGCTTCCTATAGCAACCTCAAATGTTGGAAATGACTTTGCTTATAGAAGTCAGGGAGGAAATTTGGATGCAACAAGAAGTCAGATTGCTCAACAGGTTGCTAGTATTTATGGAAGAGAAGTAAAGCCAGAGAATATTGCTATTAAAGCAACAACTATAGATGCGGCAGGAAAGGCGCTTGTCAGATTTACAGCAGATGTAGAAACTGGTAAGAACACATTCAAAAGATACTCTGGTGAAGTCAGTGAAGTAGATAAAGAACTTCGACTATTAGAAGAAACGATGAGAAGTACTGCTAATAGAAACCTGAGCTTTAGAGAGAAATTTGCTAAAGCTATGGAATCTATTCCTATCTGGATGGCAGGTATGACAGCATTCTATCAAACTCTGCACTTCTTCACAGATGGTGTAGCGTATGTAAATGAGTTTAATAAGTCATTAACACAATTGTCTATCGTATCTGGCAAATCTCAACAAGAAATTCAGGCTACAGGACAACAGATTCGTGACCTAGCGAATGCCATGTCTATTTCAACTGATGAAGTTGCAAAAGGTGCTGTAGAATTTGCTCGTCAAGGCTTACAAGGCAAAGAGATGTTTGACAAAATGGGAACAGCTATTAAGTATGCCAAGATTTCAAACCTTGACTTTAATGAATCTGCTCAAATCCTCACAGCAACTGTAAATTCAATGGGTGTAACTGCTGATAAAGCGGCAGACGTATTCTCATACATGGGTGATGCAACTGCGACTGGCGCTGACGAACTAGGTCGCGCTATGCAACGTGTAGGTGGTACAGCAGGCGCTCTAAACATCCCTCTGGAGAAAGTATCAAGTTGGATTGCTGTCGTGTCCTCAAAGACACGTGAAGGCGCTGAAACGATTGGTAACTCCATTAAGACAATCCTTGCACGTGTACAGAACCTGAAAGAAACTGGATTCGATGAAACTGATGGCACACAAATCAATGATGTAGCAAAAGCATTGTCAAGTGTAGGTATTCAATTGGTAGATGCTCATGGTGAATTCAGAGATTTTGGTAAGGTAATGGATGAACTTGGTGCGAAATGGCAAGGTCTTGATAAGCGTACTCAAGCATACATAGCAACAACTGTTGCAGGAACATATCAACAATCTCGTTTCCTCAACTTGATGGAAGGTTATCCGCAAACAGTGCAATTGGCTACAGACTCTCTTAATCAAGCTGGAATTGCAAATAAAAAGTTTGCTCTGTATCAAGAAGGAACAGAAGCTAAACTTACTGAGCTTAAAAATGCTTGGACAGGAATTTTCCAAGATACGTTTAATGACAAAGGCATCCAGAGTGCTATTGAAGCACTGACAGGACTTGTCAGTGCTCTAGGTAAGTTTCTTAATCTTATTGGACATACAAACGCTGTTGTTGGAATTGCAACATTAGCATTTATAGCATTGTCTAAACCTATCAGAGAATTGGTTTTAAATTTGGGCAGACAAATGTTGAATGCACTTAAGTCTCTTATTCCATCTCTGAGAGCAACAGCCGCTGGAGCGAATAGTGCGGCTGTAGGTATGAATGTGGCTACAACTGCAAGCACAGGACTTTCTAGAGCATTAAGCATACTGAAGGTTGGTGCGGCAACAGCGGCGGCGGCATTTTTACCAATGCTTGCATTAATGGGAATAGTCCGCATTTTCCAAGCAATCTCTGATTCAATGGAGAAAGCAAGACAAAGAGCAGAAGCACTACAAAAACAAGTAGAAACAGTTACTGAAAATTGGGGAGAGCACAAGGACACTCTAAAAGCTTTGATTGGCATGTATGGTGAATTGGAAGATAAAACAAATAAAGGTCAAGTTCTTGATGCTGATGAACAACAAAGATATAACGATACAGTTCAAAAACTTGGTGAAATGCTTCCAAACCTAGTTACAAGCATAGATGAAAAAGGTCAAATGCACCTGAAGTCTGCAAAAGCAATCGAAGAAGAAACTAAACAGATGGACTTGCTTGTAGAAGCAGAGAGAAAGAAAAGACAACTTGATCAAGATGATATGGCTAAATCGGCATTCGATGACATACAAAAGAAAAGAAAAGCCTATGAAGAAACAAGAAGTCTTGCAAATACAGATATAAGTAAAGCTAATCAGGGATTAGCAAGATTTATTCCAGATTTTCTAAAAGGCGTAACTCAAAAACAATTAAAACAGTCTCTTGCAAGTTATCAAGTCCAAGTTATAGTAGATCAAAGCGCTCTTAATGATTCAATTAATGAAGCAAAAGATATATATAAGGGATTTGTAGATGACATTCTTAAAACTACCAATACAGGGTTTAATGAATCTATAAATGATGTGTTTAAATCTCTTGTTGACGGTATTAATTTCTCCACAGAAGCAACGGCAAAAGAAGGACTTGAAGCTATAAATGCTTTAATACAGCAAGTTAATTACTTAAATCATGCAACAATTCAGAACCAAGATCAATTATCTGCATTCCTTGAAAATATAAGGGCACAAGCTAAAAAACTAAAAATGTCTGATGCTGATATTGAAAACTTTATTAATTCAATTAGAGGAATAAGTGACGCTACTAAAGAAGCAGAATTTAACATGAAAGCATTTGAACAAGCAAATGATCAGTTAAATAGTAGCTACGATTCCAGTGCTGACCTAGTTGGAGACTTAAATGGGCTACTTAAAGAATATGCTGACAACAAAACTGTCAGCGCTGAAGCGGCGGCTGAACTGGTTAAAAAAGATGCTAGTCTTGTTGATATGTTTAAGATTGAAAATGGTCAAATCAAACTTAACATTCAAGCTATAGAAGAGAGAAGAGATAAAGAACTTGATGCGTTTGATGCAATTAAAGAAGCAAGAAGACAAGATTTGATTAATGCAAATCAAGCTCTAAATTCATTACTGCTAATGTATGGAATTCAAGCGGCGGCAATAAAAACAGTTCAAGATGCTGAAGAAGCTAAGGCAAAAATAGAAGACAAGCAGGCACAGCAGTTTAAAGATGGATTTACCAGTATTTCCGATATTGCAAACGATGGAGATAAAGCAAAAGATTATGTAACTGCAATTGAAGAACTTATTAAGAAAGCAGACATACTTAAGGGTGGTATTGGCAAGGCTGGAACTGGTGATGGTAAAAAAGACAAAGGTTCAAAAGATAAGAACATTGAAGCTTTTGACAAAGCATCTGCTGACTATGAGAAAAAACTTGATGATATCAATCAACTAATAGATGAATCTAAATCTAAGCTTGGAGATTATTCAAATATCACTAAAGAGTATAGAGCAGAACTTGCACATGAAAACAAGTTACTTGGTCAAAAACAATCTCTTATGGATGGAGAATTAAAGAGATTAACTGGTCTTAGAGATGGTTATCAAAAACAACTTAGTGCTATGGGAAGCTTTAGTAGTAAATGGTCTGACGATACAAAGAGTAAGTTTAATGATCTTAGCGAAAAAGTTGCAGACTACAATGGAAAAATTAATGATCTTAAATCTGGATGGAAAGATGCGGCAAATGAAATCAAGGGCAACAACCTTGAAATTGATAGCAGTGTTATTGCAGAATTCGACAATCGTTCTCAAGAACTAGAAGGAACATTAGGAAACATTGAGGCAAAAATGAACAGTTATCCTCAGTCCTCTAAGGAGTACAGAGCCGCACTTAACTCTCAAGTTGATGTTTTCAAGAAGTTGCAGAAAACTAAGGCTGATGAGGCTAAAACAGTTCGAGAACAAATGAAAAACGAAAAACAAAACTCTCAGCAATGGTTAGACCATAAACATTTACTTGAGCAACTGTCTACAGAGTGGTGGGGTATTGCCGCTTCAATTGATGGAGTAACTGAATCATTAAAAGAACAGAATGATGCCGCGAATGAAGCTTTGTTAAAGCCACAAACTGATAGAATTGATGAACTGTCTGCATCGTTAGAAATTTTACAGAACAAAATGAAGACATATCCAGAAGATTCTAGAGACTATAGGCTTGCGACAATCGCACAAATTGACATCTATAAGAAAATGGAAGAACAAGTACAGAAAAATATAGATTCTCTTAAGGCGAAAATGGCTACTGAGATGGAAGGTTCTGCCCAATGGGAGGCTGACAAGAAACTGCTACTTGAGCAACAAGCCGCTTGGTGGGGATTAGAAGCTAGTATAGCTGGAGTAACTGATGCTCTTAAAGATCAAAAAAATAAAATTGCTGATGATGTAATTAGCGCTATGAAAGCGGCTTATGAACAGCAGAAAGAAGCTGTTCTTGACGGCTTGGATGCTCAGATCAAAGCAATTGATGAGGCTCATGATGCACAAATGAAAGCCCTTGATGATCAAGAAGCTGGATTTGAAAAGCTAGTTAACGCTAAGAAGGCAAGTCTCCAAGCAGATCAGGAAGCTAGAAAGTATGCACAAGACCTTGCGAAAGCTGAAGGTGATAGAGCAGAAATTCAGAAGAAAATTGATATTCTTAAAGGAGATACTTCAGCGGCTGGTAAGAAACGTTTAGCTGAACTTGAAAAACAATTAGCTGAAGCCAATATGAATATTGACAATATGCAATATGATCACTCTGTTGAACTTCAACAAAATGAACTTGACAATGCTCTTGATGCAGAAAAAGAGAGAATCCAGAATATCAAAGATAATGCTGAGTACGAAGTAACCATTAAAGGCAAAACTGAAAAGATGAAATATGACATTGCCATTAAAGCACTGAACGATGAAAAAGAAGCTCAAGCCAAGTACTATGACAGCATTATAAACGATGACAAAAAATGGGTTGAAATAAGAAACGAAATTTTAGCTGGACATGTTGATGCAGTGCAAACTGCAATAAACGAACTGGAAACTTCCTTTACCTCAAGTACTGGAAACATAGCTAAGTATTTGCAAGATAATGTTATTGCTCAACTTGAAAAAGTGAAAAGTGCATTGAACGCTGTAGGTGGCTCTGGTGGTAGCGGTGGTACAGCAAACGGCAATGGAACTACTTCAATGTCAGACCTTGACCTACAAAAAATGAAAGATAACGCAGAAAAATGGAAAACAGCAGATGCGGCTACACGAAAAAAGCTTGAGGATGAAAATAAAGCAATTGGAGCACGTAATGGATGGTATAGAGATGAGAAAACTGGAGTCTGGTACAGAGATAGTAGTATGAAACAAAGACTCTTCCATAAGGGTGGCATTGTTGGAGGGGTAGGAAGTGCGGCAAGTAACTTAGTCAATAAGCTATTTAATACGCAACCTAATGAAGAAGTGGTAAAAGCGTTAAAAGGAGAGTTGTTCGCTCCTCATAACAATATCGTTAAAAACTTCATTCCTAATATGAGAAACCTTGCAGGCTCTTTGGCTAGACCAATTCCTATTGCTGGAGTTGGTGGAGGAGATATTAACATAAATGTCAATGTAGATAAACTTGTAGCTGACGATAAGAAATCTATCAAACGTGTAGCAACTGACATTGTAACTGAAGTGAAAAAGAAGGGTGGAAAAATCTAACCCCTTGACAAAAACAATAAAAAATGTTATAATTATAACAGAATGAACTATCAAAGGCAGTGGTATTTTACACTGCCTTTTTTTGTATTTATTTAAAAGGTAGGTGTTTAATTTGATTAGAGAGTCCCTTTGGTTTTCCTATGATGGGAAATATTCATATGATTATGGAATTATGAATGTAAATATATCTAATTCTGGAATGGTTACTGAGCCATTCACTGCTAATAAGAAAATAAATGAAGTAGCTATAAAAGGTAATCCAAAACCTTACTTTCAAGGTGTAGAGTATGAACCTCTTGAGTTTGACTTGGAACTTGCATTTGTTGACTCATTTGATTCTGACAAATTGAGAGATGTTGCTAGATGGCTTTGCGGCAAGGAGTATTACAAGCCTCTTTTCTTCAATGAGAACAGAGAGAGAATCTTTTATTGTATGACAGTTGATGAGCCTCAATTGGTTCATACTGGAGCAGGACAAGGATACATTAAAGTTACTATGAGATGTGATAGTCCATATAGTTATAGTCCAGTATTCACAGAGTCCTACACTATCTCTGGCTCTGCAACTGTTGGGCAGTTGCTGAAGATATCCAATAGAGGAGACCTTTCGTGCTTCCCTGAATTGTGGATTACGAAAACTGGCAATGGAGATTTTAGAATTATCAATACAACAAATGGAGGTAAAGAGTTTAAATTTACTTCCCTGATTAATGGCGAAGTTGTTTATGTTGACAATGAATGGAATCACATAGAAACAAGTCTTGCGAATACATATAGATATTCTAACTTTAATGGCAATTACCTTGAATTGGTAACAGGCGTGAATAATCTTATGATTTATGGAGATGGAATTATTAAATTCCGTTATCAGTTTAAAACGCTACAAGGATAAGAAAGGAGGAAAAGTAAATGAGCTTGATTGGTGAAATTGACTTAACACTAATGCCTCAAGATATGGAAATATTGCTAGCTAAGCCTAATTT